TTCCACCCATCGTGTGCTGGTACTGTAAAGCTGATGGATTTGTCCACAGAGTCTGAGTACGACATCCGTCGTCAGGGTACTCTGATGGTTGCTAAGTATGCTGTCGGTCACGGTGTACTCCGTAACGAAGCTGCTGTGCAGATTCAAACTGCCTAAGCTAACAATTAGAGAGGCTCCTTCGGGGGTCTCTCTTTTTATTTAAGAGGATAACATGGCACTGACCCCCACTACTAAACTAGAGGCCGTGAACGTCTGCCTAACGAACATAGGCGAAGCTCCAGTAGCCTCGCTGTCTGGCCTTCAGGTGGATGCTCAGGTTGCCTCCTCAATCATTGATGAAGTGTCCCGTGAGGTGCAGTCAAATGGCTGGCACTGGAATACTGAGGTTCACACCATCTCCCCCAACATTTCAAATCAAATCCTGCTCCCAGCAAACACACTGCGTGTTGATACTGTGGAGAACGACAGGAATCTGGATGTCGTGCAGCGTGGTATGAAGCTGTATGACCGCAAGGACAACACTTATATATTCTCAGGGCCACTGCGCTTGCATCTCACAATGGTACTCGATTTTGACGAGATACCAGAAGCAGCCCGTCGTTATATCACGATGAGGTCTTCCCGAGTTTTCCAAGAGCGCACCCTTGGTTCTGAATCCCTCTCTAAGTTCAACCGTGGTGACGAACAGCAAGCATGGGCTTTGCTGCAACACGAGGAATCTGAGACAGGCGATTACAACATGATCACTGACAGCTATTCGACCTATTCAACTGTGGCTCGAGTAGCCCCCGTGAGGAGGACTTACTAATGGCTCTTGTTGCTGGCTCAATGCCTAATATGTTCAACGGTGTCAGTCAGCAGCCCCCAGCTCTCCGCTTGCAAAACTCTTGTACTGAGATGGAGAACGGCTGGGCTTCGCTTGTTGCTGGACTCCAAAAACGCTCAGGAAGTGAGATTATTGCCCGAGTTGGTAATAACGTATCGACTGATGTCAAAGGTCACTATTTCCAACGGTTCGACGGTAAGAAGTTTTTCCTGACCGTACAGAACAACGACATCAAGGTTTACGACGACACAGGTGCGTCAAAGACCGTCAATGGTACGCTATCTGGTTCCTATCTTAATTTTGGTTCAAGCCCCCGTGAAAATTGCAAGATGATCACTGTGGGTGATACCACGTTCATTTTGAATAAGACGATCAACCCAGCGGCTACCACAACCCCTGAGTCCAGTATCAGTCCTGCAAGGCTCGATCCCTCGAGATATTGGTCAATCTTCGTCAAAGGCTCCCTGTCCAACTCTAACTACGCTGTGTATATCAACGGCACTCTTAGAGCCAACTTCACTACCGGCGCAAACACTGAAGCATCGAATGCTGTTGAACGGACAGAGGCTATCGCTCAAGAGCTGGTCAATGACCTGACGGCTGCGGGGTATACCGCCACAAGACATAACTCGACCATTTCTCTTTATTTGGCCCCGTCCGATACGGTTCAGGTTGATGAAGGTAATGGTGGCAACGCTATGACCGTGTTCAAGGAAGAACTAACATCTTTCGAGGATTTACCAGCTCAAGATAAAGACGGGCGTATTGTCCGTATCTTAGGTGAGCCAGGGTATGACGGAGATGATTATTATGTGGTGTTTGATGCAGTAAAACAGCTTTGGATAGAAACATTTGGCTATGGTAAAAAGCGTGTCATTACGCAATCAACTATGCCTCATAAATTATTCTATGATGCAAGCACTGACCAATTCACATTCTCCACACACACATGGTCGGAGATGTACGTTGGGGACGATATAACCAACAGCGACCCTACATTCATCGGTAAGCCCATCAATGACATCTTCATCCACCAAGGCCGCATGGGCTTTCTTTCGGATGAAAACGTGGTGTTATCCGAGGCTGACCTTTTCGAGAACTTCTGGCGCACTACAGTTGCCCAGCTAGTTGACAGTGACCCTATCGATATTGCGGCGGTCACAGGTCAGGTAACTCTCCTCAACTTCGCAATCCCGTTTAACAAGAAACTCCTGATCTTCTCAGATCGGACGCAGTACATTCTTGACTCGGCAGACCTTCTCTCCCCCAAAACAGCACAACTAAACTTCGCTTCAGCCTTCAACTGCTCGAAAACGATGAATCCCATACAGGTAGGTGCCTTCATCTACTTTGCTGACGACACAGGAACAAACTCCAAATTTATGGAGTATTATGTAGATAACGACTTAAACACTGAGAACGCCGACGAGGTGTCAGCTCAGGTTCCTGAATATATCACAGCTCCTGTCCAGTATGTTGCTGGCTCTAGTCGTCTATCCAGTGTGTTTATTCTCGGCGGTAACTCTAAAGAAATGTACTGCTATAAGTACTTTCAAGGAACCCAAGGTAAGATTCAGTCATCTTGGGGCAAATGGACATTCGAGGGTGACATCAAATATTTCACCCTAGTCGATAATGATATGTTCCTGTTGGTGGACTATGCGGCTGACGGTCTATACATGGAAAAGATCAACATCGAAGAAGATTCGGTTCGATCCAGCTCGTCATTCCCTATTCACCTCGATCACAGCTTCAAGTTCTCCGACTGCACACGCTCGTACAGCGCAAGCACAGGACTGACTACATTCACGCTACCTCATCCGAGTCCAGCAGATGTGGTGTTCGTGCAGAGCGATGATAGTGCGCCTCGAGGCTTTGTCATTGCGGCAACCAGAGTATCCTCCACATCCTTTACGGCTGTCGGGGACTACACAGGCTCGGCTTACAACAACGCCGTGATTGGTAGGAACTTCACATTCAAATACGAATATTCCCCATTCTTCCTCAAGGAGGACAAAGGGCAAGGTAAGGTGACCATCCAAGATGGAAGGTTGTCTATTAGATACTTGTCTGTCCAGTACGAGGACACAGCACAATTTTCAGCCAAGGTGACCAACAGAGGACGCACTCCTTATGAGTATACGTTCTCAGGGCGTAACCTCGGATCGCAGAACAACGTGCTTGGTGGACTATCGTTGGACGATGGTGAATTCAAGTTCCCCGTAATGGGTGAAAACCTCTACACAAAAATCGAGCTGCTCAACGCCACGCCGTTTCACTGTACCTTCACCGGCACAGAATGGACGGCCCAGTGGACACCGAAAGCAGCCAGAAGGTTATAATGCTACACACCGAAGTTACTGAGGCTTGGCATATCCCGTCATTAGCCTCACGGCTTCGGGAAGCAGACAAGCAAGAAATCAAAGCAACCTCCGACCTTGATGCCATCACTGGCCTCTCGAGGTCGGTGGAATGCTCTCCCGTATGTTACTCCATCATGGAAGGCGACTTGCCTATAGCCATCTACGGCACATCCCCAGACAGCGACAAGTCTGCTCTGGTGTGGCTGTTGGCTAGCGATGACTTGAAACGTCATTCCAAGCAGTTCCTACGAGAGAGCAAGAATTACATATCCATGCTCCATGCAGAGTCAGACGCTGACCTGTTGTGGAACCTAACAGACAAAAGAAACACAGTTCACCACAAGTGGCTTCAATGGTGTGGGTTCTCATTCATCCGAGAGGTGACATGGGGCGCATACGATCTGCCCTTTTATGAATTTGGAAGGTATGAAAATGTGTGATGCAACAGCAGCCCTCCAAGGCGCAAAGGCAGTAAGCGAATATCAGGAAGAGCGGAAAAAAATAGATGCCGCAAATGCCGCCGCAAATGCCAGTATTGTCAGTGGACGGGAAGATTATAATTACCAGACAGGTGCGGCCCAAGAAGACTTCCAAATGAACATGAGGGCGCAGAACCAGTCTGAATTCGATATTATACTAGCCAACCGAGCAGCCAAAGCCACTGCGGTGACTTCGGCAGCTTCGTCAGGCGTAACAGGTAAATCAGTTACAGATACCATTGCAGCCATCGTTCAGGCGGGTGCAAGAAACACTGTACGCTCGAAAGATCAAGAGGCTGTCCTAGATAGACAATATGACGCTCAAGCCCGTGGTCTGCAAAAGAACCTCGAACAGGTTTATGCAAGTAATCCTAAGCAAGCTGGCCCGAACCCCTTGGGGGCTGCGCTAGGCATTGCTGGGGCCACAGTCGGCGCAAACGAGAGGAATATGGATGCGGGAGGAGAGAGCTTCCTTCCAACCTTTCTAACTTAATAAGGAAATAGGACATGGCACGTACTACGGTTGACATCACCCCTCTGTCACCCCTTGCGAGGGGCATCGGGCAGCAGGGGTCAGGTGCAGTACAATATCGAGCCGACCCTAATGCCGGTAAATCTGCGGGTTTACTAGCTAAGAGTCTTGGCGTTGTGCTGGACGCATCTCAACAGCGTGATCGCAGAAAGATCAATGAGTCCAACAAACAATTCGAGCTTGAGTTCAATGGTTATGTAACTAAGGCACTTCAAGACGACAACATGACAGGTGTCGAGGAGCTAGATACGCTCTTCCCCGACATGAGTATGCCTCGCAAGCTCCTCATCCTTGAATCTGCCGGTAAGAAGGCAATCGAAAGAGATGAGGGATACCAAGCTGCATTGGCTGGTATTGGTTCTGATGGGTCAGCTACCGATGGCAGTAGTAATGGCACACCCAACACCCTCGAAGGTATCAACAACGGCTACCAATTAGCCGAAGCCTACATTCGTAAGTACTACGAAGGCTCCAACGCAGCATTCCTTTCAGGCGCACTCGGTTACCACGAAGCCCAGCGATCAGCCCAGCTACAGCAGTTTGTGGCTAGCCAGAGGGCAACACAGGCCCAAGACGCACGTAATGACTTCGAGACCACCGACAAGGCCCTAGCAGCCTCTGGTGACTGGGAAGCCCTACGTCAACGGGATGACTTCTGGAAAGCCGCTGGTGGTAATGGGTTCATCCAAGGCAAAGATCGTAACGCTTACGTCACAACCGCCGCCTACGATCAAGCTAAGGCCAATAGAGACATCACTGTCCTAGCGACCATGCCTGAAGAATACAAAGGCGTCATGAGAGGTAAGCCAGCACTCTGGCAAACTTATCTTGCCAATGTGCAGCGTGAGATCGACGCTCTAAATGCTCAAGATGTTGCAGCCAACATGAAGAGGCTGGAAGACGAAAGAAAGCTCCGTGAGGATTATCTCCGTAAAAAGATGATCAACAAGGAGACTCTCACCGAGCAAGAGCTGCGTGAGATCGAGGCCAACTCCACACTCAGTGGGACCAGAGCCAGACTCCGAGACAACACAGGTGTCGATCAGACATTCTCTAAGGCCAACACAACAAGCATCGTCGGCCAGCTCAAGGCAGCTAGGACGACTGAAGACCTCGTTGATCTGGGACTTACCGAGAAGATGCTCAACGACCCAGACGAACTGCAAGCGTGGGCCGCAACTCAGGAAAACATTCATCCCCAAGATGTCCCTACGATCCTAGCAGCCGCTCAGGAAGCGTATTACATCAACGATGTCCGTAACAGTGACGAGCATAAAAGGTTCAACCAAGAGCTGGATTCTGTTCTTGCAGATGTGAGGGATGTCTCCGTTCTCGAAGATGACACCGGCACGACTCTGGGCATCCTTGGTCAGGACACTACGTTCTACCGTCGAGGCAAAGAAATCGCTGAGAATGAGTTTGAAGAGCTTGTTGCTATCTATCGTGAAGAGAACGGCAATAACAAGTTGACACTCCGACAGCTCAAAGAAATCCGTGAGCTTGTAATCGCAAAGACGCAGACCTTTGTTACTAAAATCTCAAATCAAGCGAATGCAGTCCAAGCTGCAAGAAACATCGGTACGTTTACTGATGATCTCAGAAACACCAGTAACCAATACAAAGACCCAGACACTGATGTGATCTACGACGTATTTGATCGTGTCAAAGCTCTGGAGCTTCGCAACCAAGGTCTTGGTGATCAAATCAGACAAATCGGGAATAACAGGTTTATTCAAGTGAGGTAAATTATGGGTATAAATGATCTGCCTACTTGGACTCCAACTGAAGAAGAGCTGGAGGAAATTAGGAAAGAGGAGGAGCGGCGCAAGGAAGCTGAAAGAGCTGCTGCTGCTCAAGCTGTGGCAAACCCCCCAGCCCCTACAGTAACCAGCTCTTCAGGTTCCACATCAGCAACCAGCCGTAGCAGCCAGCTCACTGGTGGTGTGCTTGGTGCAGACTACGAGAACGAGGTTTTCGACGCTAGGTTTGAGGCTGGAGAGGCCGATACCACTGAAGACACCGTGGTTGATGACGAAGACTTCCTAGCAGCCGCCCGTAACGTCTACCGCTTCAATAATGGCGGTACAGCGTTTGAGGGGACTGACAGGGAACTGGCAGACTATGCCCTCGATACTATGGGATGGTTCAACTACAACCTCCCCAAGATGACTGTAGATGCAGCCATCATCTCCCGTGCAGACGATAATACCAAAGCGTCCTTCCTGTATCTCATGGAAGCCTATGACGACAAGAACATCTCATGGGATGGCACTTGGAGGTTCATCAAAGGCGTGGGCCTCGATCCCACCACCTACGCTGGCCTCGCTTCTTTCGGTATTGGAACAGCCGCTGGCACTGGCGCAAAGATTGCCACTAAGGAAGGTCTGAAAGCCCTCTTCAAAGGCGGTATGCGGAACACAGTGATTGCTGGTGTCGAAGGTGGTGTTTATGCCGCTGTTGATGATGTCAGCAGACAGATTGTTGAAACATCTGTTACTGGCGAGGAGATGGACTTTGGTCGCACAGCTAAGGCATCTGCCTTTGGTGTAGTTACTGCCGGTACTGTCGGCTTTGTTGCTACTCCTGCTATTAATAAAATACAGAGTGTAATTAGAGCTAAACCTCCAAAATCAAAAGCTCCAGCTTCAGGTAAAACTGTAACGGAATCTCCCAAAGCTGCCGAGACAGCAGATGTGTTAGAGGCTGACGCTAACCTCGTAGCCCGTGTCAAAGTTGAAGGTGCATCTGAACCCAAGCTCGGTGTCACTGCCGCCCTGATGAAGATCAGAGAGGCGTTACAGGACACTACAAAGCGTGGGTTTGCTGGAGTTGACCCTGAGACAGGCGTACAGAAACGTATGTCCCTCGGTCAGGCCACACAGACGCTGACCAACGTACTCAAAGGTGTCACACGCAATGCTGATGGATCACTCGATAGCGACTCCCTGAACACCCAGATACTCGGTATGCAGCTCACACAAGCTGAGTTCAACGCCCTGAGCATCGGTGTCCAGCGTAACATCTCTGACCTTTATGATGAGCTGGGAGCTGTTGTTGAAAAGCAGCTCAGTGGCAAGAATATGCCCGAGGAAGAGCTTGATGAGCTAACAGTCCTGCGTGAGGAGATCGAAGACCTTATCCGTCAGGCTAACATCCTTGATCAGGGTTTCCGTACCACAGCCGCCCGTTCACTAGGGTCTCGCCAAGAGTTCCTATACCGTGGTGAGCTGCTCGATACGCTGCCTGATGACATCATGGCTGACAAGAACATCCCCCAAGAAGCTGCCGACAAAGAGTTTGTAGCAATGCTTGAAAAGCAGAAGCGCATCTACCAGAAGGATACCCAGATTCGGGAACTGTCTGGGAGGATTGACACAGCTCTGAAGAGGAACCGTGTAGCTAAAGCATTCAAGCTGGCTGAAGAACGCCGTGAGCTGCTGAAGCTGAAGATGGATGAACAGAACCCTGGCTTAAAGTATAAGGTTCAGGCCACTGCCCGTAGAACCATTGAAGGTGTGAACGAATACGTCATCGGTACGGTATTCACCACCTCAACGATTGTGATCAACACTATCCCATCCCTAATGAAGACGGCTTACAAGCCTTTCCTCAATTTCGTTGTGGAAGGGGACTACACCAGCGTTGGCTTCGGTAAAATGGGGGCAACCTACGGTGCTATGGCTAAAACTATCGACACCGCCCAAAGGGCTGCTATTGCTGCCTACAAGTACGAGCGTTCAATGCTGACGGGTGACTACAGTAAATTCATGGAAAACCACAACATCCTCCCTCAAAGAATTAAGGGTTGGGTGCCAGCGGGTTCAGTAGTCCGTTTCTTCCCTAACGTCCTCAACATGACTGACGAGTTCTTCTCACAGATCAACTACAGAGGATTCGTCGAGGGTAAGGCCGTGGGCAATGCTCTGGCTAAACATCAAGCCGAAGTGAAGTCAGGTAAACGTAAGAAACCCCTGAAGGGCGAAAAGCTCAAGGCTTATGTTCAGAAGGAAGTCGATAAGGTCATCTTAAAAGCCTACGACAACCTAGATGAAATCAAGATCAAGCATGAGCTGATGGAACAAGCCAAGGCACGGGGCATGAACCCTATACAGGCCAAGAAGTTTGTTGCCAAAGAGATGAAGAAGAACAAAGACCTCTTCTCTCGAGGCGTAAACCATGAGGGTCGTTCATACACCGAAGACCTTCTGTTCAAACGTCGGTTTACTGGTGACGGCATTGCATCCAGTGGAGCCAAGCGATACGAGGAGTTCGTTAAGGACAATCCTTGGATGAAGATCATGGGCCAGCTCTTCTTCCGTACACCTGTCAGGGTGTTCGAGGAAGGCATAAGGATGACCCCAGGATTGCAGCTCATTGCTCCTAAGTACATTGCAGACCTCCGAGGTGCTAACGGTACAGCTCGTCAAGTACGGGCGCAGGGCGAGGCTTTGCTCTCCTACAGTATCGCTGGTTACGTGATGATGCAGTATGCTCAGGGAAATATGACTGGCTCAGGCACAGGTGACTACAAGCGTCGTAAGATGCAGGAGGACACCGATAGACAGTCACCTTACACCATAAGATTCGACGACGGCGAAACCTTTAGATACCAAAGTTTTGACCCCTTCTCGACCCCCATCAAAATCCTTGTGAATGCCTTAGAGGCTTACGAGGAAGTTGAGTATCGTCGCAGACAGGGTGAGTATGTCGAGGATCAGGTAAAGCTAATTTATGATCGGATAACTATCGCTACAGGATCGATCTTCAATGCAATTAAGGACGCCAACCTTATGCAAGGTGTGGCAGAAATGACTGATCTTGCGGAGTCTTTGGGACAAGAAGACAGATCGATTCAGGATGTAGTGAAGTTCCTCGCTAAGAAAGGTCAGCTTGCATTCCCGAACATGATCTACAAAACCAAGACCGCCTTCTTCGAGGACGCTCCTACACTCAAAGACCCCCGAGGTTTCCTACAGCATCTTGAAGCCCGTATGGACTTAGGGATGAT